ATATCAAACTTTTTGTTAATTTTGTAACAATTAAATTCAATTCATAAATGGAAATCAAAGCAGTTCGTATTGTTGATGGCGAAGAGAAATCAGCAGTACAGATAGAAAAAGAGTTAATCGAACAGCACGAAAAGGAGCTTGAAGAAAAGCAAGATCCACCTGCAGTTGAGATTAAAAATGAGGAGCCAGCTCCAATAGAATTAAAAGAAGAAGACGTTCTTTCATATATTAAGAGCAAAAAGAATATAGAGGTTAACTCTTTGGATGAGTTTGAATCATTGCTAAAGAAAGGCAGTGAGGTAGAACTTCCTGAAGATGTGAAGGCTTTTTTGGATTACAAGAAAGAGACTGGTCGTACATTCGAAGACTTTGTTAAGTTGCAGAAAGACTACTCTAAGGAGGATCCTGAAAAATTGATACGCGAATTCTACGCAGAACAAGACCCAGAGCTATCAGCAAAGGAGCTTGAGTTCAAGATGAAGAAGTTTCGTTACGACGAAGATTTGGATGAGGAGGATGAGATTATCGAAAAGCAGCTTAACCTAAAACAAGAACTTGCAAAAGCTCGTGAGCATTTCGAGAAAGGAAAGGAAAAGTACAAGGTCCCTACTGTGTCAGCAGAGACTTTTATTCCTGAGACAGAACGAGAAGCTTACAAAGCTTACAAGGAGTACTTAGATAGCTTACCGACAGCGCAACAGGAGAACGAAAAGAAGCGACAGTATTTTGCAGAGCAGACGGACAAGGTTCTATCCGACAAATTTGAAGGTTTCAAATTCAAGGCAGGAGAGAAAGAAGTAGCGTACAAGCCAGCAGAAGCAAGCGCGCTAAAAGAAGCTCAGTCGGACATTATGAAGTTCATCGGACAGTTTGTGGACGAGAATGGATTCTTGAAAGACGCTGAGGACTATCACCGAAGAATTGCAGTTGCATCTGATGTAGACAAATTCTTTAGTTACGCATACGAGCTTGGAAAAGCAGAAGCCGTATCATCACTAGAGAAGGAAGCAAAGAACATCGATATGGGCATCAAGCCTGCAGTAACTGTAACTAAGGAAGGTCTGAAGATTAGAGATGTGTCTGCTAATAGCGAGAATAAGTACAAACTTAGATAACATATAAACAACTAAACAACTAAACAATGGCAGGAACAATTGTTGGGTCAGTGAACCTACAACCTAGTTCGGTAAAAGCTACTCTTCAGAGTAACTACCTTACTTCAGCAGATTTCGATTTCTTAAATCAGTATCTACCTGATACTTATGAGCAAGAATTCGCACGTTATGGAGATCGCTCCATCGCGTCTTTCCTTCGTAGAATGGGAGCTGAAATCCCTTCTAACTCAGACTTGATTAAGTGGACAGAAGAAGGTCGTCTACACACTAAGTATACAGCTTGTACGTTAGTAGGTGCAAACCCTGCAGACGATACAGTTACTGTAGATGTAGGCGCATCTAACCACGTATTCAGAGTAGGACAAACTGTATTCTTATCTAACGAGACAGATGCAGCATCTTCTTATAAGGGTATCATTACTGATGCAGCAACAGGTGGCGACGCTACGCGTTTTGATGTAGCACTTTATAACGGTGGTGGTATTGCTGCAGCTGACACAGCTGACACATTTACAGTATTCGTTTACGGTTCTGAATTCAAGAAAGGAGCTAACGGTATGTCTGGATCTTTAGAGGCAGACATCGATATCTTCGAGGTATCTCCAGTTATCATCAAGGATAAGTTCGAGATCGCAGGTTCTGACATGGCTCAGATCGGATGGGTAGAAGTTGAGACAGACAATGGTATGTCTTACCTTTGGTATTTGAAGTCTAAGTCAGAGACTCGTAAGCGTTTCGAAGACTACTTGGAGATGATGATGGTAGAACATGTTGAGGCTGAGGCTAACTCAGGAGCTATCGCGGCTGGTGGTGATGTAGGTAATAAAGGTACAGAAGGTATGTTCGCGGCTATCGAGTCTCGTGGAAATACATGGTCAGGTGGTGTTCCATCTACAATGGCTGACTTCGATACTATCCTTAACCGTCTTGACAAGCAGGGAGCAATCGAGGAGAACACTTTGTTTGTTAACCGTACATTCTCTCTAGCATTGGATGATATGTTGGCTGCACAGAACTCTTACGGAGTTGGTGGTACATCTTACGGATTGTTTAATAACGACGATAAGATGGCTTTGAACCTTGGATTCACAGGATTCCGTCGTGGTTCTTACGACTTCTACAAGTCTGACTGGAAATACTTGAATGACGCTACACTTCGTGGTGGTCTTATCGGTGGAGCAGTTAACGGTGTATTGGTACCAGCAGGAACAATGAACGTATACGATCAAGTACTTGGATCTCGCGCAAGCCGTCCTTACTTACACGTTCGTTACCGTCAGTCTGAGACTGAGAACAGAAAGTACAAGACTTGGATTACTGGTTCTGCAGGTGGAGCTTCTAACAGCGACCTAGATGCAATGCAAGTACATTTCTTGTCTGAGCGTGCTTTGTGTACACTTGGTGCAAACAACTTCTTCTTATTCCAATAAGAATTAGCTTAAGGGGGAGGAGAAATTCTCCCCCTATATTTTTAATATTCTAATCTAATAGTAAAATGAAAAATAAAGAGTTCAGTGGGGCTGTGTTCCTACTAAAGAAAAAGTCAGGAGCATCATTCATCCTTCAAGCAAGGGATATGCCTACAAAGAGATTACTTCACCATGACGGTAATCGAAACAGAAGCTTACGTTACGCAAGCAATCAAGACTCATTCTATGTAGATGAGCAAGATGACAACATTATCTTAGAGCCAATTATTTTTGAAGATGGAGTCCTTAGATGTGGACCACACCAAGAAGGTCTTGCAAGGTTCCTTAGGATACATCCTTCTTTTAATAGTGTTTATACTGAATGGGATCCAGCTAAGGATGCAGAGGAGCGTATCAACATGGAGAACTTGATTCTTGACGCACAGATTGCAGCACGCGGATTGAGCTTAGACAAGATGCAGTCAGTTATTCGAATCTTCACTGAGAAGAATACAGACAAGATGGATGTGACTGAAGTTAAGTGGGAGTGTATGCGTATTGCAAAGAACTATCCAGAAGAGTTCATGGATGCAATTAACGATCCAGAGCTTGAGTCAGAAGATATCGCAGCAAGAGCTATTCGTGACGGATTTGTTTCTGTCAGAAATGGAGGACGCGATATTCACTACAATGAGAAAGACAACAAGCGAAGACTAATGACCGTACCAATTGGAGAGGAGCCAGCTAGCGCACTTCAAGCGTGGTTAAAGTCAGACGACGGACTTGATTTCTATAAGAAGCTAGTAAATCACTACGAAGCATAACAACTAAGAGCCGACATAACAGTCGGCTTTTTTGTTTATCTTTGTACTTTATTAACCCATTAAAAGTTTTACGAATGGCAAAGTTTATCAATGTAACTGTCAACGGGACAGACAGAATTTTCTCTGCGGAGAACGTAATCACAACTGAGCGTACAGCAGCTACTACAACGGTGATTACTTATAATAACCTAACAGGTTACACTACATGTACTTTTACACACGCATCAGATGCTGCAACTGACAAGGTTGTTAACGCTGTAAATGATGCAATTATCGCAGCACATGGAAACTCAAAGCGTCCAGATGTTGTTATCGATGTAGTTCTTCCAGTAGCGGTTTCAGGTGTAGCATTCACTTAATAAGTAAGAGACATGGCAAGATTTTTTAAAGCAAAGCTGTATAATACGTCGGTTGATTCTGGAACAACAGACGCTGCAGTAGCAGATAAATTAACTGATTCAGCTCAGACAAATTTCCTAGCTACTGTTAGTATTGGAGACTATGTGGTGGCTGCAGGAGTGGTATATACAGTTACAGCTGTAGATAGTAATACTGTACTTTCTGTTACTGGTGGGGGTGTTCCTGATGCAACAGCTTACACTATTTACGCTGGAGATGTATACACAGAAAGAATGTTCTCTACAGAGAATATTATCTACACAGTTAGAACTGACGAGTACAACACTGACTTAGTTTATAAGCATGAGGCAGCAGCTAACTTACTTACATTTACACATCCTTCAGATGCTACATCTGAGTATGTTGTAGACACATTAAATAACCTTCTTAGTGACGTTCACTCAGGAAAGACATACCCTAACGTGGTATCTAGTTTCGTACCTGAAGTGGTTCTTGTTAAGGGAGTTCTTTCAACCTAACCAAACTACTAATACACTAACTAAGGGTCAGCAGATTGTTGACCCTTTTTTATTATCTTTGTGATATGATTAATACAATCCGAAATACCGTCCTTTCAATCGTAAGTAAAGACAACAGGGGATACATCACTCCAGAAGAGTTCAACCTGTTCGGAAGACAAGCACAGCTTGAGATCTTTGGTCAGTACATGTACGATATAAGCAATGCAATAAACAAGCAGAACGCTCGTATGCATAACTCTGGATACTCAGATGTACCTACCCTGCTTCAGGATGTAATGGATAAATTCTTAGTGGAAGACGTTCTAGTATACAACGGGACATCAGATAAGTTCTACATGCCTGCTGATAACGCACTACAACCTAATGAACCAAAGCCGTACAAGCTAATAAGACTAACATACAATAACTCTGTCGAAATTGAAAAGGTGTCGCATACGAAAGTGCTTAACTTGCTATCTTCTAGTGTTGTGGCTCCAACTACGTCATACCCAGTCTATACGTTGTCAGAGTACGGCATCGAGAACAATACAGGTATTCAGGTGTATCCTACGTCGATAACTTCAAATGTTACTGTATCATACCTAAGATATCCATACGATCCTAAGTGGACTTACTACAGTCAGCTTACTGGAGGAGAGCCAGTGTTTAATCAGTCGGCTACAGACTTTCAAGATTTCGAGCTACCGATTCATGACGCACCAAGACTTGTGGTACTCATCTGTCAGCTAGCAGGTATATCTATCAGAGAGGCAGAGGTAGTGAACATGATGAATGAAGAACAAGCTATAGACGTACAACTAAAAAACTAATAGATGCCACTAACGGACTATCAATACTACGACAACGGTGGTAACTCACCTGAGAATGAAAACTGGGGATCGTATCAGTATATTTCACTAGCAGACATTGTCAATAACTTTATGCTTATTAGTGTTGGAGATGATAAGCTACTAAATAACGTTAAGCGTCACGAGGCTCTATTCTACGCAAAGGAAGCAATTAAAGAGCTGAACTATGACGCAGCAAAAGAAGTAAAAGCACTTGAGTACATTGTACAGTCAGACTTGAAGATGATTCTTCCACATGACTACGTTAACATCGTTCGTTTGTCATACGAGAGCAATGGTGTACTTTACCCAATGTACGAGAATCAGAAAGCGATAACTGCAACAGCATACGTTCAGGATAACAGTGGAAATCTAACATTTGACATCAATGGTAATGTTGTTACAGGTCAATCGGAACTTGATATCAGACGTCTTGACCAAACTTTGTACTCAGGTTCAGGAGCCTATAATGGTTGCTACGGGTGGTGTTACAACGATAATTGGTACTTCGGATTCACGATGGGCGGTCGTTACGGTCTTGATACAAGTACCGCGACTTCGAATCCAACCTTTACAATCAATAAAAAAGCAGGAGTAATTGACTTTGCTTCTAATATCTCAGGTCAGCGAGTTGTGCTTGAGTACATATCTGACGGAATGGAGAACGGTGATGACTCATCGATTGAGATCCATAAGTTCGCTGAGAAGTGGATTCATGCGTACATCAGATGGTGCTTACTTGACAATAAGATTATGGTTCAGGAGTACATCGTAAGGAGAGCGAAAGATAAGGAGTCTTCGCTTAGAAGAAATTTAAAGATTAGACTTAGCAACAACCACTCATCAGAACTATTGATGATGCTTAGAGGTAAGGATAAAACAATCAAGTAATGGCTGACATCAAGAATACATTTATAAAGAACGTAATGAATAAAGACCTTGACG